CTGTTGGTGTATAACAATCATCTAAAGTACCATTTCTCTTTGGTAATAAATTATATCGATACCCATCAGAATTTTTATCCTTAATATTTTCATAAGGATATAAACCATATATTTCTGAATTAGCTTTATCTTCTTCATCAATAGGTATGAATATAGAAACTTTAGCATTAGGTACACCAAAACCTGAGTTAACCGTTACTCTACCTACAACAACACCATAGTCCGAACAATATCTTCTATAGCTATCATCTTGAGATATACTTAATGATAAAATCTCAATGAAATCAAACTTTTGTTCAATCTGCATTGAGATATGTTTATCACCACCGTTTGGTGTTGTTCTTATTCTAATTGTTTCTTTGGACATTTACCATTTGTTTTTCTTCAAAATCATCAACTTCAGTCAATATCAAATCTTCTTCATTAAATTCTGAAATATCAAATTCATCATCTTTATTTTCCTTTGATTTTATTTTACTATTTAAAAATTTACCAATTCTAATCAACCTATCAATTAAATTTTTACTATCAAATTTTTTATTTAATACAATAACCTTAAATAAGATGTACATAAAATAAATTAATATTAATGGTAATATAACAAATGCAATTAAGGTATAAAAAAATATCTTAACCAAAGCACCAATTAATCTAACCCACGAATGTGGTTTTAATTCTTTATTTAAATTTTCATTTACACCCCCATCAGGATTTATAAAACTTTTGTTCTTACAATTACAACCCATTTCTAATTATTTTTAATTAAATTATATAGGAATAATATAATCAAAAAAAGTGGAATTTAAAGAGTTAAAAGCTAAGATTTAATCCTAACCTTAATATCTTTTTCTGGAAATTTTATCTCAAAAAACCCAATTGGAATACCATAAATAATATTCTCACCCAATAAATCTATTTGACCAGTGGTACCATCAATTAAATTTTGTTTTATTTGTTTATCAGAATATATACCATCACCAACTTTATTATAAACCCTTAAATCAATTATATTTAATACACCACTTACAGCACTTATTTTCTCAATCATTTGTGATAAGTAAATGTCATCACCCATTTGCCATTTACTAATATTCATATAATCCCTTATGATTTTTATGACCTCAGCCATAACTTGATTCTGCGGCATTTTTTTATCAATAAATAAATCAACCTCAAATCCAAGATTATATAATTGACCAACACCAACCTCAACGTAATCATTTATCATCCTATAGTCAGATAAAAATGTAGCTAAATTCTCCATCATTGTTTGATTAGCTACTTGACTTACTGAACCATCTGAGTTTAATGAAAGTGTATATATTTTAATTTTATTCTGTTCTTCAAGGACGTTATATCTAAAAGGCATACCATACATGCCTGGCATCTTGCTAATAATAGCTCTATAATCATTCAACGTAACAGCTCTATTTTGAGAACCAAAATTGTATCTAATTAAATTTCTAATCTCTTCAACCGACATAGGGTCTTTACCACCCATAGCTGGAATTGGATTGTTAACCCTCATAGATTGTCTCACAGCCAAATTAATCGCATTGTTTGAACCATTAATGAAAATGTTCATATCTCCAATCCCATTAATAACATTAACCCCAACGTTTGTGTTTGCACCTCCTCCAGTTCTATATTTAACAAACATTGTTGTATTTGCTTTAGGAATAACACCAAAAGATGAGTTATTAATAACATTACCAACCATATCAATCAATGATGAATTAACATTGAAATCACCCATCGATGTGATATCTTGAGTTCCAGCACCAAAAATTAATTTTAAAAAACCATTATCAGTATATTCACTTATAAATCGATTATTCGTCTTAATATATTTTCCCCTTTTAATTGTTGAATCCGTTGTAATAACACTATTATCTGGGACGAATATTGTATCATCAATTAATGAATCAACCTCATACCATAATAAAGTTTTATCATAAAATTTATCATAAGAAGGAATTTCATTTATATTTGTACCATTCAATAATATAACTGAATCAATGGATAAAACATTAGCATCTGGTAATATAACCTCAAAAAAAGGTTTTATATCATTTGCTGTTATAATTCTCTTAAAATAAGATGTGGAACCATTAACCACCATTTCTTGTTTTATTATATTATAACTAATTGTAGTACCATCAGAATCAGTTACTTGGTCAATTATAACATTGGGAAACCCATTAACATTAAAAGGACTTGAAAAATCACAATCATCTTTTAATTCAAATGTTTGTCCAGCACCATTAAACTTTGCTCCAGCTAATATAATTGGTGCATAAGAATAATCTGGTCTATCACCATTTGGTGGTAAAGTAATTGTAATATTCAATAAGGTAACTGATGCTCTATAAAATGGAACTTTTAAACCATAAGTTCTTGCAATATCCATCAAAGAACTTCTTTCTTGAGCTGATGTTAATTTTGTTTCATTAAAAGCTTTATCAGTATGATATGATAACATATCAGCAACGGCAGCATTTAAATCAATTAACATTGACCCAACGCCAGCATCATTAAATGATGATAACGTGTCAGGATAATATTGTTTGACATAATTTATTAACTCCGTTCTTACCGAATTAAAATCCCTTGTATTATAATTTATTGATGGCATAACGCTTATATATTAATTGTGATAATTTCATTTTCAACAAAAACCCCATTTGTTATGGTGTAATCTATTTTAACCGTTGCAGCATATTCGCTCAAGTCAGATTCCTCAACAATGATATTATTAATTGTTAAATTTGGAATGAACTTTTTAACCGTATCAGATATCTCCATCTTTAAATCAGTTATTGTTTTATTATCATATGGGTCAAAAATAAACTTAAGCAAATCAGTTCCAAATTCTGGCATATATAATCTCTCACCCTTTCGTGTTAATAATAAATGCATTAAGTCAGATTTTATTGCGGCTGAATTGGTCTCATTCATATCCAAGTAATAACCTTGTTGACTATTCTTAAAAGGATAATTTATGTTGATTAATTTAGCCATATGATTAATTTATTAATAAATATTATAATTATTATTTTATCCAAAATAAAGCATTAAAAAACCCTCAACCAAATTAAGATTGAGGGTCATTTAGAATAAAGGATAATCTATTTAATTATGCTGAACATCCAACACATTCAAATTGACTATTAACAGGTTTTTCAGGTTTACTTTGTTTTGACATATCAATAGCCAAATGTTTAGCCTTGACATCAATTGATTGACTTCTTAAATAATATTGTCCAGTTTTCAACCCTAATTTCCAAGCCAATGTATGAGATGTAGTTAATTTACCAACTGTTGGGGTATCAAAGAATATATTTAAACTCTGTGATTGGTCAATAAAAGGAGCTCTTTCAGCAGACATTTCAATAAGTGATTTTTGTGATATCTCCCATACTGTTTTATATCGCTCTTTTAACTCATCACTCATCAAAGGAATGTTTTGAACACTACCCTCATTCTTAATCAATTCATTTAATATATCTCTATTCCATAAACCTTCTGATTCCAAATCACGAACCAAATGTTTATTAACCATTGCAAATTCACCACCAGTAACTTTACGCACATATAAGTTAGATGTGAATGGTTCAAAACTTTCATTTGAGTTAATGACCCTTGCTGAAGATGCAGTTGGAGGACAAGTCGTTAGTAATGAGTTAGTTACACCGTAAGTTTTGATTTCATTTCTTAACCAATTCCAGTCATACATACCACTTAAATCATTCTCATTTATTCCCCACATTTCCCATTGAAAAATACCTTGAGATATAGGAGAACCTTCATAATAATCATATGTTTTACCAGTTTCTTTTGCTAATTCACATGATTGTTTTAAAGTGTTGAAATAAATTGTTTCAAATATATCTTTATTTAATTTTCTAGCCTCTGGTGAAGTAAAAGGTAATTTCAATAAAGCATAAGCATCAGCCAATCCTTGAATACCAATTCCCAAAGCTCTTTGTTCAGTACCGCCTTTTCTTCCTTCAGGTGTGGAATATTCATTAATATCAATAGCAATATTTAATGATTTAGTAATTGAACGAGCAATTCTTCCAAGCTCATCAAAATCATAACCATCTTCCTTAACAAATTTCTGAACTGGTATTGACGTTAAAGTGCAAATAGCCGTTGTATTTTTGTCCGTTTTTTGCATGATTTCCGAACAAAGATTACTCGAATGTAATGTTCCTATGTTTTTTTGATTTGATTTTTCATTAACATGGTCTTTAAAACACATATATGGCATACCACTCTCAATTTGAGATTCAAGAATTTTTAACCATAATTCATGAGCTTTAATTTTTGTGCCAATACCTAACTCTACAGCCTTATTATATTCTGTTTCATATTCTTCCCCATAAATTTCATAAAAAGGTTTTAAACCAGCTTTAATTAAGTCATTTGGACAAAATAAATACCAATCACCATTTGTTTCAACAGCTCTCATAAAATTATTTGGAATCCATAATGCTGAAAATAAATCTCTAGCTCTTAATGTTTCATCACCAGTTTTCTTTCTAATATCGAGAACATCATAAATATCTTTATGCCAAGGCTCGATATAAACAGCACATGAACCTGGTCTTTTACCTCTTTGATTCCAGAATCTAAGCGCTTCATTAATAACCTTCAAATATTTTAATACACCACCAGCTTTACCATCTGAATTACCAACATTACTTTCCTTTGAACGAATGTTAGAAATAGCTAAACCAATACCCTCAGCTTTAGAAGATGATATTGAAATCCTATTCAACATATTTAATAATCCGTCAGTCGAATCGTCTGGAACAATAGACAAGTTGCAGGAAGCTATTTGTCCTATTTTGGTTCCAATGTTAATTTTTATTGGGGTAGCTGGACTTTCTTTTTGTAAGCTTAAATCATTATATTTTTCAATAAAATCAGCATCATTGTTTGTTAACATTAAAGCAACTCTAACATACATTTGTTGTGGTCTCTCGACAATGTTTCCAGAACTATCTTTTAATAAGTAGATATCTTTTAATGAACACCAACCAAAATAATCAAAATTATAATCTCTAGTATAATCAACTACACTATCAATTAATTTTATATTTTCCTTAACTTTATTATAATAAGTTTCATTTAATAAATTTAAACTATATTGTTTTTTTATCCCTTTAAAAAATGAATCCTCAGTTTCCTTATGCAATTTACTTATGGCAATATTTGCTGCCAATTTAGAATAATCTGGATGGTTCATTGCCAATGATTCTGAAACCACAGAAACCAAATCATCCAATTGATTGGTTGTCATGTTATCAGCAATACCTTGTGTTACTTTAATGAAAACCTCATCAGCATTAACTTTTAACCCTTCAGATTGTTTTTTAATTCTATTTAAAATTCTACTAGGATTAAATTCTATTTTACTACCGTTTCTTTTTATTACTTTCATAACTTTTATTATTATTATTATTGTTTTTAAATTTCTTCGTCAAATGATATTGGACCACTTAAATCAGCTGCTTTATATTCAGTTGAGCGACCCTCAAAAAAGTTTTGTTTTGTTCTTAATGTTAATTGAGCCATAAAACTAAAAGGATTTTTTGAATTAAACTCTTTATCACATCCTAATTGTAATAATAACCCATCAACAACAAATTCCAAATATTGTATCATTAAATCAGAGTTCATACCTATTAATGAAACTGGTAATGATTCAGTTATAAATTCTTTTTCAATTTCCAATGCTGATAATAAAATCTCTCTTATTTTATCTTGAGATGGTTTATTACTAATATGGTTATTTAATAAATGAATTACAAAATCACAATGCAAGGCTTCATCACGAGAAATGAATGCATTGCTATCACATAAACCTGGCATTAACCCCCTTGATTTCAAATAAAATATCGAACAAAAAGAACCACTAAAGAATATACCTTCAACAGCCACAAAAGCAAGTAATCTTTCAACAAATGAATCAGATTCAATCCATTTTAACGCCCATTCAGCTTTCTTTTTAACTGGAAGCATATATTCAATTGCATTGAAACATTTATTTCTATCCTCGATATCTTTAATGTATGTATCAATTAATAACGAATAAACATGACTATGAATATTTTCCATCATTACTTGAAACCCATAAAAAAACTTAGCTTCAGTATACTGAACTTCATTTAAAAAATTAACAGCTAAATTCTCATTAACAATACCATCTGATGCAGCAAAGAAAGCTAATATGTTTTTAATGAAAAATCGTTCATTATCATTTAACTTATTATTCCAATGGTCCAAATCTTTAGATAAATCCAATTCCTCAGCTGTCCACATTGCAGATTTCTCAGTTAAATAATATTCCCAAATATCTGGATGCTCTATCGGAAATAACACGAATCTATTGTCGTTTGGTTCTAAAATCTTTTCTAACTTTTCCATTTTATATAACTTATTTTTTTTGTATTTAATAACTATTCGTGAAACTTAAATAATTTAAAATTTTAAATGTTAATTTTTCATTAAAGAGCTCGTCCCCTTAATTTAGCATCCAAAATATCATTTATTTTGCTTTGAGCCTTACTTTTTTTATTATCCCTTGCTTGAGTTAT